CCACACGCGAAAACAGCGGTGGGCTGTCGTGGTTGCTCACCGGAGGGCGGGTAAGACAGTTGCGACTCTTAACGACCTCGTTAGCATGGCCCTCTACACCGACAAGGAGCGTGCGAGGTATGCGTACATCGCCCCCTACTACTCCCAGGCGAAGCAAATTACGTGGGATTATCTCGTACACTACTGTTCGTCGGTGTCTGTCAAGGTCAGTGTTAGTAGCCTGTCTATTGATCTCTTTAACGGCGCACGTATTACTCTATACGGCGCAGATAATCCTGACGCCTTACGAGGTGTCTACTTTGATGGGGTTGTTATTGACGAGTACGGTGACTGCAAGCCTAGCCTTTGGACTGAAATTATTCGGCCAACATTGGCTGACAGAAGGGGGTGGGCGACCTTCATAGGTACGCCGAATGGATTAAACCACTTCTACGACATTTGGGAGTTTGCTAAGGCGCATCCGGCCTCTTGGTTGACGCTACAGCTCCCGCAGAGCAAGACCCATATCCTCGACGCCGACGAAGTTGAGGAAATGCGGGCAATGATGGAGCCTGACGAGTTTGAACAAGAAGTTGAATGCTCTTTCATGGCTGCTACCCGCGGAGCGTTCTACAGTAGCGAGCTTAAGAAGGCAGATATTGGGGACTTCCCAGTGGATCCGTCACGGCCTTCTAATTATGTCTTCGATCTCGGGTACACAGACTCTACTGCCATTTGGCGATGGCAAGAGTACCCCGACGCCATAGAGCTCAACCTAGCTTATGAACAAGACAACAGGTCCATTCAATATTATATTGATTGGCTCCACTCTCAGCGGGAAGCCGGTCTTACGATTGGAGATGTGTGGTTGCCATTCGACGCAAAGGCGAAAACTCTCCAAACTGGTAGAAGTATCGTTGAACAATTCCTCTCTGGTGGGATACGGCCTAAAATCGTCCCAAAACTCGATTTGTTGGACGGAATTCAAGCAGCCAGAATGCTGTTTCCATCCCTACACTTTGATGAACAAGGCTGCAAGCCCGGAATACTGGCTCTCAGGAGTTACAGGCGAATTTGGAACTCCGAAAGAGACGAATATGGAGCAAAACCCCTCCACGACTGGTCCTCCAACTTTGCAGACTCGTTTCGGTATCTGTGTCTCGTCGCGAAGACCAGGGAAGACGAAGTTCCTCCAGCTGACAGACCTTTTGCCCGTGAAATCAACTATGGCTTCTGCTTAGAAGATTTGTGGAAGACTGGCCCCACTGAGGATAGATGGTAATGGCTTCTAGCTTCAAAAACCTGATAAAACCAACTACTCTTTGGTGTGAAGAAGCTGCCAACAGAATTAAGGCTCTAGAGGATATGGTGGCTCTCATAGGGGGAGCAAACTTCGTATTCTCTAATAGTACGGCTTCTGGAGATCCAGGGACTGGGAGATTCCGTCTAGACAATAGTACAAAAGCCTTGTCAGTCGCACTATTTATAAGTAACATTACAGAAGGTGGAGTAGATGTTGACGACGTCTACGATGGCCTGGACCCAGGCGACAACATGATAATACGCCAAGGCGATGATCCTAGCAGAAATCTGCATGTCACCGTGACTGCTGTGACAGACAACGCCACTTGGTTCAAGGTTGATTATACTGTGGACGCAGCCAACGGTGCTGAGTTCCAGAATAATCGTAGCTGTGCAATCTCAATAATCAGGAACTAACATGGCTAAAGAAGCAATGTACGCGGACGCGCTCCGCCAGGACCCCTCTCCGCAGCCCGAGATGCTCGGTACAGGGATGGCCGCTCAAGCAGGCACAGCAATCCGAGATAGCGCAGCGTACAAGCGATACGCGACCGAAGCCGCTATGAATGGCGACACCCCCAAGTCGCTGGAAGAATGGCGCGCATCGAGGAAGTAGCACATGGCAATGGGCGGACAATACGGCACTCAGGCCGACGACACTCGTACCAACGACGACACAGCGCCGGATGTTCGCGGCGAGGAGCTAGGGATCCCCAAGTACGACAACACGTACTGGAAGGATCAAATGAAGCTCTCTGCCAAAGAAACAAGAAAATTCCATGAGCGAGGGCGCAAGACCGTCCGCCGCTACTTGGATGAGAGGCAGGCCAATGACGAGTTCAGCAGAAAATACAATCTTTTCTGGGCCAACACAGGTGTTCTCAGAGCAGCTCTATACGCGAATCCTCCCAAGCCTACGGTTAAACGGGAGTGGGACGATTATAACGATGACGTTGGGCGAGTTGCCGCCGAAATCCTTGAACGTCTACTCAAACTCGGTCTGCAACGTCCTCGGGGTGATATGGACGTTGCGTTCGGTTACGCGACGGAAGATCGTCTTGTCCCCGGCCTCGGGCAAGTCTGGTTGAGGTACGACGTACAGACGCAAACCCAGTCGGTGGACGGCACCCCCGTCGAGTACGAACAAATCACGGACGAGGAAGCCATAACGGACTACGTGCATTGGGAAGACTTCGCGTGGGCACCCTGCCGAGTGTGGGAAGAGTGCCGGTGGGTCGCGCGCCGCGCCCACATGACAAAAGAACAATGTGTGAAGCGGTTCGGAGAGAAAGCATGTGAGATGCTCAACTTCAGCGATAAGTTCGCCAATGTCGACCGCGTTGGCTCAGAAGAGACGGCTCCTAAGAGACGCCCCGAAGCAACAGTCGATGTCTGGGAGATTTGGAACAAACCGAACAAGATGGTCTACTGGATGTCCGAAGTGGACACCGACAGACTGCTGGATGAGAAAGAGGACCCGTTGGGCCTCGAAGGATTCTTTCCGTGTCCGAAACCACTCACGGGAACGAACAGCACCTCAAATATGACCCCACGTCCTGACTACTACATGGCGAAGGATCAGTACGAGGAGATCGACATTGTCAACACCCGGATCAACTGGCTCATCAAGGCGTGTAAGGCTGCGGGTGTCTACGATAAGAACGCTGACGGAATCCAACGCCTTTTTCAACAGGGTTCGGAAAACACCCTTATCCCTGTTGATAATTGGGCCATGTTCGCCGAGCGTGGAGGGGTACAGGGGCAAATCGACTGGATATCTATCGAGCAGATCGCGACTGTTATTGCTCAGTTAACTGATTACAGAGCGCAGCTTGTCCAGCAGCTATACGAGCTCACAGGTATAAGCGACATCATGCGCGGCAACACGAATGCGCGTGAAACTCTGGGTGCTCAGCAGCTCAAGGCTCAGTATGGCAGCGTGAGACTACAGTACCTTCAAGGCGCTCTGGCAGAGTTCGTACAGGAGGCGATGCGGATTAAAGCTGACATCATCTCCAAGCACTTCCAGCCGGAGACCATGATTAGAAAAAGCTTGATTGAGATGATCCCACCTGTGGATCACCCGTTGATCCCGCAGGCGATCCAAATGATTAAGGACACGCCGGTCGCGATGTACCACCTGGAGGTTGAAGCTGACACCATGTCCATCCCGGATTACGCGGTGGAGCGTGCCAGCAGGATGGAGTACGTCACAGCTATGGGCCAACTGGTAAGTCAGACTTGGCAGGCTATTCAGGCCGCACCAGAGATGGCCCCCCTCGTGCTACAGACTCTTCAGTGGACTGCTGCTGGGTTCCGCAATGGTCGTATGCTTGAAGGCGTGCTGGACCAGGCCGTGAACCAGGCTATGAAGAAAATTCAGGAGCAGGCTAATCAGCCGCCGCAGCCAGATCCCGAAGTTATTGAGGCGCAGGCTGACGCTCAGAAACTCCAACAGGAGACTCAGGGTAAAGTCCAGGCCAAGCTCTTTGAAACCCAGGCCGAGATTAAGCAGGACTCGGAGAAGACCCGCGCTGAAATCGAGCAAGATAATGCTGACGCCCAGAACGAGCGTCAGCTTGCCAGACTCAAGGCTTTCAACGACATGAAAAATGATCGTATGATAGCTCACGAGAAAGCCGAGATAATGGAGGAGAACAGTGACTAGACGCAGGTACGTCCAACGGGTTGATAAAGAGACAGGGAAGTCATACCTTGAAGAAGTGCCCCTTAACTACTGGTCTCCTCGAAGAAATCTGTCGGACACAGATGCGCTTGTGTCTGATAGACACTATGACGGGATGCGTGCTTCGGACGGTACTCCAATCGACACTCGTGCGAAGCACCGGGAGTACATGCGACGGAATAATCTTACGACTGCCGACGATTTCAAGAATGAATGGGCGACAGCTCCGGGTAAACGAGAAAGAGAAGCCAACAAAGGCAGACGCGAAGCTGTTGAAAGAGCAATCCACCACCTAGAAGGACCACCGTAATGCCCCCTGAAGATCTAAGAGAAAAGTTGGAGGAAGCGTTCGATGACGAACCCGCAGAGCGAGAAGAAGCCGAACCTGTTGAAGAGGTTGTGGCAGAGGCTGAAGAACCTGTTGGGGATCAAACCGAAGATAAGCCAGAGCCCGAGCCCGAAGGTGAGCCCGAGGCCGGGGAATCAAAGGAAGGAGACGGCGAACAAAGCGCCGGTGAAGCCGAAGGCGAGCAAGAAGAAAAAGAAGAGCCCGTAGCGACTCACCGCCCTCCCCCTGGCTGGAAACCGGCTATGAGGGAGAAGTTCAAGGCCCTGCCGGAAGACGTACAGGGCGAAATTCTACGGCGTGAAGTGGACATCCACAAAGGGATGGAACTTGCGTCGGAAGCTCGTAAATTCAAGCACGAGTTTGACCAGAAAGTAGCTCCGTATCAGGCTGAGTTGGCAAGTCGCAACGTATCTGCGATGGACGCCTTTGACAACTACCTCGGGACG